TCCCAGTGAAAATTTTGAAGCCAGTTTTTTTGAAACCAGTTGCGAGGTCATGTTATGGCTATGACCCCTGAAGCAAAAGTTAAGAAGATTGTGGTGAAGCATCTCAAGTCTATGGGTGCTTACTACTTTTACCCAGTTACAGGTGGCTACGGTGGTAGCGGTGTACCTGATGTAGTTGGGTGCTACAAAGGAAAGTTTTTTGGTATTGAATGTAAAGCAGGTAAGAACAAGCCTACACCATTACAGGAAAAGAACTTACGAGATATAAAGAAGATGGGTGGAATTGCTGTCGTTGTTAATGAAGAAAACATGAATAGTGTTGGTTCATTGCTTGCGAACAATCTGTTTGGCGTAAAGGATTACGAAGATATACCTGACCCTTGGAGCCAATGGCACGATACGACAGACTAAGTAGAGAGAGGTCTTTAAATATCCTTTACAGCAATGGTTGTTAGTTTTTGATGAGCTTTTGGGTTATCCTTTCTACATCTTTCCCTTAACGATGAAATTGCCGATTAAGATACGATACATCTAGCCCCCCATTGCCGTGGGGGGCGAACGAAACAAAGGAGAGAGAAATGAGAAAGCGGAAAGTAGAAGAAAAAATATTTGGGTACTTGTTAGATAACCCATTGGCTACGGCAGATGAGATCACCAAGGCGGTTGGTTGTTCATATAGTTACGCAAGTAAAACATTAAATCGTGTTGGCACACCAAAAGAAGTTTTCGTGAAAGAACAGTTCAAGAAAGAAGCTAACCGAAGTGTTTTACTTGATGAAGCATCGCGCCTAACGTCTGGTGAGCGTAACAAAGATTACGGTGACCCTGTGGAGAACATGACCCACATAGCAAATATATTTAATGCTATGACAGGGCACAAGATAAAACCATCAGAAGTGCCTATGTTCCATATTGCTACAAAGTTAGCACGTAGGAGAACAAGTCCACTCAAGAGAGACCACTACGTAGACATCATGGCCTACGTTGGTATTGCTTATGAGTGTGAAGTGGAGGAAGAATGATGAATTGTTGGCACTGTAAAACGGAGTTAATATGGGGTGGAGATCACGACATAGAAGAAGAAGATTCTAATTGGTCTATAGTAACTAACCTAAGCTGTCCTAAATGTGCGTGTCATGTAGACGTATATTATCCGAAAGAAGATAACGTGGGGGAAGAATGATGGACTTAATCACACTGGACTTCGAAACCTTCTATGACAAGGAAACATCTTTACGTAAGATGACAACTGAAGCGTATGTACGTGACCCCAACTTTGAAGTGATTGGGGTTGGTATTAAGCTAAACAATCAAGAAACAGAGTGGGCGAGTGGTACACGTAAACAAGTTACTGAGTACCTATCTAAGTTCCCCTGGGAAAGCTCTATGGTAGTGGCTCACAATGCCATGTTTGATGGGGCTATACTTAATTGGCATTATGGGATTAGCCCTAAAGTATATATGGATACTTTGTGCATTTCTCGTGCAGTTCATGGGGTGGAGACAAGCAGTAGTCTTAAAGCATTATCTGAAAGATATGGTATTGGAGAGAAGGGTGACGAGGTACTGAACACCCTTGGAAAGAAAAGGAAAGATTTCTCAGAAGAAGAACTAAGTAAGTTCGGTGACTATTGTGTCAATGATGTTGACCTAACTTTTGAACTCTTTAAGATAATGGCTAAAGACTTTCCTCGTAAAGAGATGAAACTTATAGACCTGACCTTGCGTATGTTTGTAGAACCTATCCTAGATTTAGATCTGGCTGGGCTAGAATATCACCTCACTGAAACACGTTCTCGTAAGGACGCTTTGTTGACCAGCGCAGGTGTGGACAAAGCTGACCTCATGTCAAACCCTAAATTTGCTGAACTATTAGAGCAGTTAGGTGTGAAGCCCCCCATGAAGTTATCACCTACTACAGGCAAGGAGACGTTTGCATTTGCCAAATCAGACGAGGGGTTCAAAGTACTCGAAGACCATGAGGATGAAAGGGTACAACAATTAGTAGCGGCGCGTCTTGGGAACAAAAGCACGTTAGAAGAGACACGGACGCAGAGGTTCATTGATATATCTAAACGTGGTCTGTTACCTGTACCTGTAAGGTATTATGCGGCACATACTGGACGATGGGGTGGCGACGACAAGATTAATCTGCAAAACCTACCGAGTCGTGGTGTCAATGGTAAGAAACTCAAACAAAGTATAATTGCACCAGAAGGGCACACTATTATTGATTGTGATTCATCACAGATTGAAGCGAGGGTGTTGGCTTGGCTTGCAGAGCAAGATGATCTAACTCAAGCGTTTACCGCAGGAGAAGATGTTTACAAGAAGATGGCTTCTCGTATATATGGAGTCTCCGAAGAAGATGTTACTAAGGAACAGAGGTTTGTGGGTAAGACTACAATTCTTGGTGCAGGGTATGGTATGGGTGCTGTTAAGTTCCAAGCTCAGTTGAAGACATTTGGTTTTGATATAGAACTAGCAGAAGCACGGCGTGTCATAAACATATACCGTGAAGCTAATTGGAAAATAAACAAGTTATGGAGAGATGCACAACATATGCTTACAGGTCTATCTAACAGAGAAAACATACAGTTTGGGTTAGATGGGGTAATACAAGTGGTTGATGGAGCGATGCTACTACCCTCTGGTTTGAAGTTGGGTTACGGAGATTTACAGTTTACGCAGACAGACAAAGGTGTAGAGTTTGACTATAAAACAAGGCGTGGTCGCACCAGAATATATGGCGGTAAGGTCATAGAGAATGTCTGCCAAGCGATAGCACGTTGCATAATTGGCGAACAAATGTTAAATATAGCTAAGAAATATCGTGTTGTGTTGACAGTACATGACTCGATTGTCTGCTGTGTAGCAGACGCAGAAGTAGAAGAAGCGCGGGAATACATCGAAGAATGTATGCGTTGGACACCTCATTGGGCGAAAGGCTTACCGATTAATTGTGAGTCAGGAACAGGCAAAACATACGGAGATTGTGAGTGAGTATAGCACCGTGGTCGTTTAGTAGGCTGAAATCTTTCGAGCAGTGTCCTAAACAGTTTTATCACATGAAGATAGCTAAAGACTATTCTGAACCCGAAACAGATGCCATGCGCTATGGAACTGAAGCTCACCTTGCGGCTGAGGAGTTTATTAGAGATGGGAAACCAGTGCCTGTTAAGTTTGCTTACATGAAAGATGTCCTGGAAGCACTTAATAGAAGACGTGGTAACAAGATTACAGAAATAAAAATGGGTTTGACCCAGGAACTGGAGCCTTGTGGCTTCATGTCTAAAGACGTTTGGTGGAGAGGTATAGCTGATCTCGTAATTACAGACGGTAGCACCGCGTGGATCGTGGATTATAAAACAAGTAAGTCTGCTAAGTATGCAGATAAAGGGCAGTTAGAACTTATGGCTTTAGCTACGTTTAAATACTTTCCCGAAATAAAAACTATTAATGCTGCGCTAATTTTTACAAAAGCTAAAAAGTTTGTAAAACACAAATATACTGATGACATGATAGACTCTTTGTGGGATAAATGGTTATCTAAGTTTAGACGTATGGAGGTGGCTTATGAAACAGATACTTGGAACGCCCACCCCAGTGGTCTATGTAAAAGACATTGCGCTGTAATAGAGTGCGTATACAACGGGAGTAACTGATGGCCTATACTAAATCACCTAGACCCTACAAGAAAGAATACAAAAAACAAAAGGAACGTGGGGAACACCCAGACAGAATGGAACGGCAACGTGCCAGACGTGCTTACGATAAAAAAGGAATAAACCGCAAAGGTAAAGACGTAAGCCATAAGAAGATGTTAAGTAAGGGGGGCAGTAACAAAGACGGCACTAGACTGGAAAGCCCTTCAAAGAACCGTGCAAGAAACGGACAAAAGAAAAAGAAAAAGAAAAAGAAGACATAATATGGAGCGAGTAGTTTGGACATTATTAATAATAAAGCGGTGTTACTTAGATTACGTGAACCTAACAAGGTAACGAATGTAATACCCAAAAGCCGTGAATTAGCGGATAATAAAGTATTGGTTAATTGGGGACTTGAAGAAGCACTGAGTCTCAAGAAGTTAAATATAAAAGTACCTTCACCTATTGAAGGTAGGTACGAGTGGACAGGTAGATACAAACCTTTTGAACACCAGAAGTCTACAGCCGCTTTTTTAACAATGAATAAAAGATCATTTTGTTTTAATGAACAAGGCACAGGCAAAACAGCTAGTGCAATATGGGCATCAGATTTTCTAATGAAACAAGGGAAGATACGTAGGGTGTTGGTTATCTGCCCGCTGTCAATCATGGATAGCGCATGGCGTGATGACTTGTTTACCTTTGCTACTCACAGGACAGTATCTGTAGCGTATGGTTCTGCGGATAAACGTAAAAAAATTATTGGAGAAGGGTCTGAATATGTAATTATCAACTATGATGGTGTCGCTATTGTAGCTGATGAGATAAAGAAAGGTGGCTTTGACTTAGTCGTTGTAGATGAGGCAACACACTATAAAAATGCACAAACAACCAGATGGAAGACACTTAATAAACTGCTAACAGACGATATGTGGCTGTGGATGATGACAGGTACACCTGCCGCGCAAAGCCCTGTAGACGCGTATGGCCTTGCAAAAATGGTAAACAAAAATTTAGTTCCTAGGTTTTTTGGGTCATTTAAAGATCAGGTTATGACGAGGGTTTCTCAATTTAGATGGATAGTTAAACCCGCCGCAACAGAAATTGTGTTCAACTCGTTGCAACCTGCCATACGTTTTACGAAGGAAGAGTGCCTTGATTTACCCCCGATGGTGTATACCAAACGAGAAGTGGAGTTAACAAAACAACAAAAGAAATACTACCTAGAACTTAAAAATAAAATGATTATGGAAGTTACAGGGGCAGAAGTTACCGCTATGAACGCGGCGGTGAGCCTTAATAAACTACTACAGATTTCATCTGGGGCTGTATACACTGATGCAGGGGGTATATTAGAGTTTGATATTAGAAACAGATATAAAGTACTACGTGAAGTCATTGATGAATCAAGCCAAAAGATATTAATATTTGTACCCTTTAAACACGCTATAGAAATACTCACAGAAAAACTACGAACTGATGGCATAACAACTGAAGTGATTCAAGGTAGTGTATCTGTACCTAGACGGACAGAAATATTTAGAACTTTCCAAACAACTAAAGATCCACGCGTGTTGGTGATTCAACCACAAGCCGCCGCACATGGTGTTACGTTAACAGCCGCTAACACAGTGGTCTGGTGGGGGCCGACAAGCTCATTAGAAACTTACGATCAAGCTAATGCACGGGTACACAGGTCAGGGCAGAAACATAAATGTACAGTGGTGCAACTACAAGGTTCTGCCGCTGAAAAACACGTTTACAAGTTATTAGATAAAAGAATTAACGTCCACGCAGATTTAATTAATTTATACAAAGAAATACTTGACTAATGTATTAATAGATACTATATGTAAGTTCTCAATGCACAGAGGAGGGTAGTATGAGTAGTGAAATAACTCCTGATAAGCTGACTAAAACGTACATTAAGATACGTGCAGAACGATCAGCATTATCAGCGAAGTACAAAGAAGCAGATGCTATACTGATAAGACAGCAAGATAGCATCAAAAGAGCGTTGCTCGACCATTGTGATAGACACAATACTGAGAGCGTAAGGACTTCAGAAGGATTGTTCTTTAGGTCTATTAAAACGAAATATTACACAGATGATTGGGATTTAATGTATGAGTTTATTAGAAAGCATAACGTCCCAGAATTTTTTGATAAGCGTTTGAATCAGACTAATGTGAGGCAGTTCTTAGAAGAAAACCCAGACGATGTTCCTCCTAGTTTAAAGATAGATAAGGAACAAGTAATCACTGTAAGGAAGGTAAAGAAATGAGTGAATCATTTGTACCCATAGAAGATTTAGCTAAACATTTTTCGGTTAGCATATCTACGGTACGTGCATGGGTGAGACAAAAGCACATACCAGAGGACACCTATATAAAGGTGGGATCTACATATAGATTTCGTGTATCAGATGTAGAATCAGCACTCACTAAGGTTAATACACGCGAAGATGTCAGTAATGACTTAGAAGTAGCTGCAACACCACAAACTGTTGAAGTTGAAGTAGAAGAAGACCAAATGGAATTTGATTTGGATGAAGATGTATAATATTTATAAACCTCTGGAAGGAGAGCGATAATGGAAATATATAAGATTGAGAATGTAGAAGCCCTATGGCCTAAGATAGACCAGACGTACCACTTTAACGATAAGGTTAAACGTACTATACCTTGTGGGCCTAGAGAAGATAATGCGGAGTATTCTATAGAGTTTCGCATGAACAAAGACGCGGCACAGAAACTGCACAAAGCTATGTCTGCGGCTTACGATGCGAACCGACCAAAGGGCGCACCTGACAAGTTAGCCATACCATTTGTCAAGGAAGATGACGGTATGTATAAACATAAATCTGCTATAAAGGGCCAATATAACGGTAATCTTACACATAAGCCTGTGTTAGCAGATAGCCAAGGTCAGAGGTTACCAAGTGACTTTAAACTGACAACAGGTAGTACAGTGAACATCTACGTACAATTCATCCCGTATAAAATGGGTCCAAATTCTGGCGTAAGTTTACGTCTGAAAGGTGTACAGGTTATTAAATATAACGAGTATACACCACCCATTGAGTTTGACGTAGTTGAAGGTGGATATACTATGGATGGGGAGGATACTCCTATAGATATACCACCTGTTAAAGAAGCAGATTCTTTTGACGAGGAACCTGTGAAAGAGCCGAAGAAAGCCGCCAAGAAGACAGCACCGCCACCGACAGCTGCCACTGATGACGACTTGAGCTCTATTGTCGATGATTGGGACGACTGATAATTAGCAATAGAAATCCACTGCGGCTAGGTTATACCGAAAAGGGTAATATGCTGTTACCTCTGCCGCAGTGTCTTTTGGAAACGGTGGGTGGAGATTATGGAAACAACAAAATTTTTGAGGAGAGTGCTAGGTGGTGATGGTTTCTACTGCTTCTGCGCTTTTAGTGAACAGCACAAGATAACTAAATTTTATACGTCTATTGACGCTGTTGCATCCGCATCTGATAGTTTAGATGCACAAGGATATGATATATATTTCGGACTATCTACGTTTGAGACAGGTAACTCACGTAAGGTAGACAATGTGAAGTACGTTAACTCGTTCTTTCTTGATTTGGACTGTGGGCCTAGTAAGGATTACCCTAATCAACGGGAAGCATTGAACGATCTACGTAGATTCGTGAAGAAGCTATCTTTACCAAAACCTGTTATGGTGAGTTCTGGTAATGGTGTGCATGCGTACTGGACGTTGGTAACCCCTTGTTCAGTGGACGCATGGTTACCTGTAGCACTGCGTTTAAAGAAATTATGTGTCGAACACGCACTGCAGGCAGATGCGGCTGTTACTGCTGATGCGGCTAGAATTTTACGTATACCAAACACACACAACCATAAGAGTGACCCGCCAACAGAGGCCAAACTCATAGGAAATATGGACTCAGCACCTGTTGTGGACTTTGATGAGTTTTCTGATTTGTTAGGTGGTGGTGTACCTAAAGAACAAAAATTTACGCCTAATGCTATGACAGCCATGTTGATGGATAATACAGAGAATGTGTTTAAAGATATTGTTATAAAGAACCAAAAAGGCACGGGGTGTGGGCAACTAGATAACATCATTAAAAATCAAGGAGAGATAAGCGAACCTCTGTGGAGAGCAGGTTTATCTATTGCTAAATTCTGTATAGATGCTGACAAAGCTGTACATTACGTATCTAAAAAACACATTGGATATGACTATAATGTTACAGAGGAGAAAGCTAACCTTATAAAAGGGCCATACCTATGTAATACATTTGACGAGTACAACCCAGATATGTGTCACGAGTGTCCACATTGGGGTAAGATAAAGTCTCCCATTGCGTTAGGCAGACGGATTAAAGAAGCAGAGGAAGAGGTAGAAGCCCCTGCTATGAACTTACCTAATTCACCACTAAGTAAGTATGTTATACCTAAATACCCTAGACCCTACTTTAGAGGTGCAAATGGTGGTATATACATACAAGTCCGTGACCCCGACGGAGACCCAGTAGACAGACTAATATACCATAACGACTTATATGTTGTTAGAAGGTTACGAGATGCAGAGATAGGTGAAGCCATTGTTATGCGCCTGCATCTACCAAAAGACGGGGTAAGAGAGTTTACAATGCCGCTTACTGCGGTAACATCAAAAGAAGAATTACGTAAACAGCTTGCTATGCAAGGTGTAACACTATCAAAAATGGATGAACTTATGCAGTATATAACAACGTGGGTAAACGAACTACAGGCACAGGCAGAGGCAGACGAAGCGCGTAAACAGTTTGGTTGGACTAGTGATGAGGGAGGTTCCTTCATATTAGGTAACCAAGAGATTTTTAAAGATAAGGTGGGGTTCAACCCACCGTCAGCGCAAACAACAGGTCTGTTCCCAGCTTTTGAACCCAAAGGGACATTAGAAGATTGGAAAGATACTATGAACTTTTACAACCGTGAGGGTTTTGAGTTACATCAGTTTGTTGTGGGTACATCGTTTGGGTCTCCCCTAATGCAGTTTTCGCCTATAAACTGTGCGGCATTACATATATACAGTAAGGACTCAGGTGTAGGTAAAACTACAGCTATGGCGGCAGGTGTATCTGTATGGGGAAGCCCAGAGGATTTAATTATTCACGAACGTGACACATTTAACACAAAGATGAACAGGGGTGAAGTATACCATAACCTACCTTTATACATGGATGAACTTACTAACACGCCTGGTAGGGATCTGTCTAATCTTGCGTATCAACTTACGGGCGGTCGTCAGCGAGGTCGTATGTCTGCGAGTGCGAATATGGAGAGACATCGTGGTGAAGCATGGCGACTTCTCGCTGTAACGACAGGCAACACAAGCATGGTTGAGCGCATAAGTATAATCAAAGCTATGCCAAAAGCAGAGGCGCAGAGAATACTAGAGTGTAGAGTTAAACGTATACATTTTGATACCAAGGCAGAAACAGATAAGTTTAGCGCTGACATAAAAAATAATTACGGTCATGCGGGCAAAGAATACGTTCAGTATGTTATGAACAACGTAGAGGACGCTAAAACACTTCTCACTAAAGTGCAGAACAGAGTAGACAAAGAAGCAGGGTTGACCGCTGAAAATAGGTATTGGTCAGTGCTTGTTGCTTGTACAATAACAGGTTTAATACTAGCTAAACGTGCGGGATTAGTTGACTATGATGCGGGTAAGATATTCGCTTGGGCCGTTGCTAGGTTGAAAGAAAACAAACGACAAGTAGAAGATATGAGTGTCTCAGTCGAGGAGACTTTGAATGACTACATACATGAACATTGGAGTAATGTATTGTGGATTAAAAGCACAGACGACTTACGTAATTCTGATGTCACACAGTTAGTTATTCCAGAGGCACTGCCTAGAGGTAAGTTAGTTGCACGGTATGAAACAGATTTAAAGCGTGCCTATCTAGTACCTAAACCACTGAAGGAGTGGTGCGGTAAACAACAGATAAACTATGCCTCATTTATAAACGACCTTACTACCAAACTTGGCGCTACGAGAAAGAAGATGCGTTTGAGTAGAGGTACACATATGAACTTACCTCCGACATGGGTTATAATAGTAGATTGTTCAATAGAGAATGAAGATAAGACAGGGAATACTGAAGACACATGATTTAAACCCTGATGGGGTACGAATTATAGTGAACTGGGATAACATGGTAACAAGTTCTTCTGTGTTTATCTTGTGTACAAATACCCAGGGGGCAATAGAACAAGCTAAAAAAATAACAGATTCTAAGGGTTGGGAAACTAAAAGTCAGGTTAGAATAGAAAATAATAAATTGGGGGTTCGCATTTGGAGGATTGTGTGATATAGGGGTAGTACATAACTACTCCGCCCACTTGACCCGTCTGGCTAGGTATCAACTACGAAGGCGGGTCACTTTTATTTAAATAGCTGAAGTCCTTGATCCCATTGAGCGGAGTTTTCTTTCATAGCTTGTTCTAATGCCGATGAGAACTTCACTCCGTGGTGCATAAGCTGCGTAGTTTTTCTATGTGCTTTCATAGATCTTTCTATAGTCTTCGCAGTAATCGTATGGTCAGGATGTCTTCCGTTAAACGTATTCATGTCTTTTTGTATATCTTGTAACTCGTCCCAGTCACCCATAGTGTTAGCGACATAGTATTTCTTCAATAATTCACTACGTTTTTTATTGGTAGCAGTGTCTATACCTTTAAGTATATTGTTTCTTTCTTGTTGGAATGTATATTCGGTAGGGGCGAAGCCAATAAACTGCCCAAACTTTTCACCTAGAGACACGTCATCATGTATAGGATCACCACGCCTGGTTTTATATCCACCTTCAGCATTTATTCTACCAATACCTAATGGAGCAACTTTAAACATATTTGCTATACCTGCAGGTAGAAGACTTTCAATACCTCTTCTTGTTTCTCCGTTATATAAGTCCATTCCACCTCTGAATAGTCGTTTGCCTGTACTTAGAGCGGGACCACCAAGATGAAAGCCAAGAAAGCCTTCTATATCATCTGGCCCTCTAACTTGGTTGTATCTGTTGTTTTGTATTAGCAATCCAGTCAATCTAATTCTGTTAGAAACATCCATACCTGCCATTGTAGGTACACCCTTAAAGAACCCTTCTCCAATAGACTTACGTACCATAGTATCAAAATCTTCTTCCTCGTCATCTAAGAATAGGTTCCAGATCATACTAACAGCACCGTATAATGGTATGCCGTACACACCTGCAAAGAATAATGCTGTGCCATGAATACCTGCAAGTTGTTTCATTGCAATTTTACGTTCTTCTTTAGTAAAGTTAGATTTGTCTAACGCTTGTTTAGTGGATTTGAGCATGGTGTAATACATCTGAAGCCCGTAGGGTTTATACATAAACGCCACACGACCCAAAGCGTTTTGAGATATACTTGGCGCTGTTTCTAACACAGTACCACCATTTGTTTCTTGTGCTTGGTATATTGCTGATCTAGCCGCTTCGTCTGCTTGTGCTGCGGTAGGTTGAGTTTGCCCTTTCGTAAGTAACTGATCTATGTGTAGTTTATAAGCTGAGAGTATAGTAACTTGTCGGTTAAATCTTTCACCGTGATTAAAAGGTATGGCAGAAAAAGCAGAAATTCTATCTGCATAACTACGTTCTCGACCTGATTCGTCTAACCCTAAAGCATCTTGCAAGAAAGAAGTTGTTAACAACCCTCGTTCTGCCGCCATTTGCACAACGGGCGCAAGTTTTATATATTCTTCTTTTAGTCCATCAGGAAGCTCAAGGTCTTTCTTTAGTGTGTAAGTACCATCCTCTGCTATATCATACATATCAACCACATTATTTTTTGCGTTTAATACTAACTTACCCATTGTACCTATTGCTGCGGCTGTTTCTGGATACCCATACCTTGCTCCTAAATAAGGCATAACAAATAAAGGAACTTGCGATAGGTTAACAAGAGCTGAAGATATATTAAATCCGATTGTGTATATAAACGCCCCTTGGTTTAGAGCTTTTGATATACGTTGCGACGGTGGATTTCGTGCATAATTAAGGCGTTTGTTTAATTCTTTTCGTATTTCTTCAAACGATTTTTTAGCTGTAGGAGGTGGGACTAACTTATCTATCTCTGTTTGTAAATTTTTTAACTTAGCTCCATACTCTAATCTTTTAGTTTGTCTTCCTAAATCGTAAGCCTTAGTGCTCATAGCAATCAACGAGTCAGGTATAAATCCTGGTGTTCCTTTACGTTTCTTTAATTGTTTAGCTAAAGATGTTTCTGGTAAAGTGTTTAAGAATAAGGTTATTATTTCATCTTTAACATCTTTCCCTATTCTAATAGTATTTCCATCTTTATCTTTTCGTTCTTTCCCTAATATATCTAAAGTTTGAGCAACGAAAGACGTTGGTGGGGCTTTTTGAAAATCTTCTATATTTAATTTTTCATTTTTCTTAATATCTATAGTTTCTTGTCTTACATTGGGGTTGTTTTTAAGGTCTTCTGCCGCATAATCACGTTCAAGTTCAGTAGCAAACATTTCAAACACGTAAGGATCTGCTCCTTTAGGCACGGACTCTGGCTTTAAATTGTAACTTAATATATACTTACCTTTACGTACCAAGGGGAAATACACATCTAAAGTACCTAATTTAAATATTTTGTTAAATACTTTACTTTTTAATACCTTAGCAGTTTCAACGTCAGTGCCCATAGCATCGTCAATACGACCGTTTATAGTTTGTTTAAGTTCATCGTACATTTGTTTATATGTAGTATTCATTTTATTATATATGTGTTGCCCGCCAGATTGTTTTAGAGAGTTCCATAAAGGTTGTTGTTGTTCCCATATAGCAAATTTTTCTGATTCAGGGTTAAGTTTAGAAGAATCATATTTGGGGTCAGAAAACTTTTCAGCTACAATATCACGTTGTCTTTTATCTTTAAAATATCTTCTTTTAACTTCACCTTTGTTATTAGTGTACTCCAAAATATATCTAGTATATTTTTCTTCTGCTTCTTTTCGTGTAAGTGTGGGATCTACTTGCTGTATGGTAGATCCATAATTTATATTATATATTAAATCGTCTAATATTATTTTTGCTTTAGGATTGTTCTTAGTCCATTGCACTAAAAGCTGTACGACTTTTTTTACTCTTTCATCAGACATATTTATAGCTCCACGTTGGCGTTGCATCGTCTCATCAGCATCATATCCTAACCTACCAAAACCTGCTCCTTGAGCTATATCCCCCACACCTTGAGAACCTACCAAAGATAAATATGCCTTTGTAAATTTTTCTGTACCCGTTTTTAAATATTCGTTTGATTCTGCAGCGAATCTAGTTCTGCCTGCTTTATCTATTTTACCAGCAAACATTTTATTTATTTTTTCTAGGAAACTTAATGTTTGTTTTGTTGAAGCGGGGTTAGAGTTAAGTTTCATAATCCCTGCGTTTCTAAATTCAGGCGCAGGAGCTAAAAGACCTTCGTATATATCATTACCGTTAATTAAAGTATCTAAGGCGTCTAGTGCTGTAGCTTCATCTTTAATTATTTTTGGGTCAAACTCAGGTATATATGTAAGAGCTACAGTTTTCTTACCTGTTATTCTACGGAAGAAATTAGCTATAATATTCTTTACTCTTTGAAGCGCACTTATACGTTCACCTTTGATATATATTGATGCC